TTATTCATCCTTTATGGCGCGGTCCAGCAGGTCCGCCACCGCCGTGTGGACCCGGCCGCGAGCCATGTACTTGTCCTGAGTCATGGAGATCCGTGAATGCCCTAAGTGGTCGGCACCGATCCGAGCCGACAGCCCCTCATCGTCGATCAGCGTCGCCACCGACTTGCGGAAGCTGTGACTGGTCGCGTCCGCAACGCCTAGATCGGCGCGCACCTCGCGCCACCGGGCACGGAAGTTGTCAGGGTCGCGCCAGGTGCCCGCGTTCGACGGGAAGATCATCGACTGCTCCCCGAGGTACGGCACGTTGCGCCGCGCCGATAGCACGGTCGCCGCGAAGATCGGCAATGCGACGGTCCGGCGACCAGCGGCAGTCTTCGTCTCCTCGATCCTCAGCAGCCCCTTGCCCGCCGCCCGAACCACCTTGCCGGTCACAGTGAGCGTTGCCCCCTCCTCGCTGAAGTCGGACCAGTACAGTCCGAGCAATTCGGAGATACGCAAGCCGGTGGCGACGAACAAAGTGATTGGGTCCACCAGATCGTGACGCTGACACGTCTCGGACGACCGCAACTGGGCTAGCAGACCGCGCAACTCTTCGGCAGTCAACGCGGCCGCACCCTTCGGAGGTGTCTTTGATCGAATCGTCGACACGTCGCGCACCGGGTTCGCGCCGATGACGTTGGCCATCACGGCAAGGTGCAGACCCCCCTTCAGGATCGTTTTGGACTGCACCGCCATGACGTCACCATGCGCTCGGCGCATGGAGCGAATCGCCGCGTCAATGCGCGCCGGGGTCGCCTCCCCCACCCGAACACCTGCCATCACCTTGCCGAGCAACTTGGCGCAATACCGGTAGGTGTCGATCGTCCTGATTGACCGGCCATCCTCGGCTAGGCGGTCTATGTGCTGATCGACCAAGACCATGATCTTCGTGTCGAGAGTGACCTCGCTGTCACCCGCAGCCCGCCGCTGATTCAGCGCCTCGATCAACGCATCTTCTGCCAACTTGCCGTGCTGGTCATGCTCATCAGCAGGACCACGACGCTCCACGATCCGGGTCACACCATCAGCATCACGAAACCGCGTGCGTGCCAGCCAGACTCCACTCCCAAGATACTTGCGCGCAATCTTCCCGTGCTGCCCGATTCGCAGCGGCGGCCTACCGGCCATCGTCGTCATTTCTTGATCGCCGTTTGTCTGCTCCATGCTCCGCGACTTCGTCCGCAAGGAGTTCCATGTACGAGCTGACTTTGGCCGACTGCCGGCGAAGGGCAGCTGCGACCGGTTCTGGTTCCGCGATGTAACCCATGCACTCGACATCCTCCATGGCGAGTGCTCGTAGGAACGTGATGGCAGCAATGTCTGGGCGCGCTGTGATTGCGTGTTCCTGACGCTGATATTCCGTTGCAGCTTCTAAAAATTCGTCTACATCTACAGCCTTCGACCAAGGTGCTTCGCCTTTGATCCACGCTCGAAGGCGGTCCGTGCGGATCGGTTCGGCACCTTTTGCGACCTGCAGCTTGGTCGTCCAATTCTGTGGCGACACAAGCTCGATAATGCTCGTATTCAAGGCCATCGCGATAATGAGCAACTCGTCGATGCCCACCTTGCGGACGGCATTCTCCACTTCTGAGACGCCGGACGGTGACAGCGACAATCCAAGCGCCTTTAGTCGGGCCGACAGATCCCGAACTGTCAATTCGCGGAGATTTCTGATTCGCCGCAGGTTGTGTCCAAGCGTCTCTCGAACGCCAACCGGTTTGTCATCCACGCACTCATCGTAGCTCTTGTTCGGAAAATACGGACTGCGAACGGACTTGACAAACATGGCACGTTTGAGCACTATTTGAGACGCATCCGGAATATCCGGGGAATGTTCGGAAAAACAGAACAGGAGCAGCGCACGATGGCCTTACTGCCCTCATCCGAGGACTACTGGCTGACGCGCCCAGAAGTCGGGGAGCGGCTTCGGGTGCCTGAGAAAACGCTCGCCCAATGGGCAAGCAAAGGCAAAGGGCCCAAGTATGCCCGCTTTGGCCGGCATTGCCGTTACCGGCTCAGCGACGTCATCGCCTGGGAGAACGCGCAATTCGGTGGTGCTGCCTGAAATGACCACCCCGGAAGAAACAACGGCCCCCGTAAACCCCGGTGCGCCAACACCGAGCGGGGACCGCTGCAAACCCACCCAACACCAGACAGGCAAGTCGCTGACCAATATAGAGGTACCTACCGACCACAATCTGATCGACAGCCGCACAGTCGACTGGTGGTCAGTCCATATCCACGTCGAACCGCTACTGCGGGAGGTGGAGTGCTGGCCGATGGTCGGCACTCTGCCCTGGCAACATCTGCCGACCGACGATCCCAAGAAGCTGGCCGCGATCTTCGACGCCGCCCGCCACTGGGCGCTCCGAGTTGATACGTCCCAAGCGGCGCTGGCCGAGGCATCCCGCGAGGTGTCAGCCTCGGTCGACTGGTCGCGGACCGCTAGGACGCGATCAGGTGTCTACATTCCGCGGAGGGTTGCATGACCGACCATTTCTGGTCGTCGCGGCCCGTCCTCGGCCACTGCCTAACCCTGGCGCGCGCCCGCGGGGCTGGTCCCTGGGCAGTCCTCGGAGCCGCCCTGGCCCGCGCTACAGCCACCATCCCACCCGAGATCGGCTTACCCGGTGTCGTCGGCGGCCGTATGTCGCTCAATCTTGTTCATCGCCCACGTCGGTGCCAGCGGTGGCGGCAAGGGAATCGCCGAAGCCGTCGCCGTCGAAGGATTCAACTTCCACCCCGTGATCACCGTGCCCTTGGGTACCGGCGAGGGCATCGGCCGCACCTTCCGGCCCATTGGAACCCCACCCGACCGCCCCAACCCGATCACCGCGGCGATCTTCAACGCCCCTGAAATAGACACCGTCGCAGCACTTGCGGCCCGCCACGGCTCCACACTGTCGGCCGAACTCCGCAAGGTCTACAGCGGTGAACAACTCGGCTTCGGCAACGCAGGCAAGGACGCCCGCAACATCGTCGAAGCCGGCTCCTACCGGGCATGCCTGACCATCGGTGTCCAACCCCTCCGATCCCAAACGCTTCTCGGCAGCGCCGACGGCGGACTGCCCCAACGGTTCGTCTGGCTGCCGACTTCCGACCCCGACGCCCCCGACGAACCACCCGCCGACCCCGGCGTATGGAAAGTCAGCAGGCCCGCATGGCTGCGAGCAGTCGGCTCGAGAATCGACCTCCTCGTACCCGGATCCGCGATTACCGCGATCCGCTCCCACCGTTTGGCTGTTCTCCGAGAAGATCCGAAAGTCGATCCGCTCGACGGACACGCCTTACTGACTCGCCTCAAGGTGGCCGCCGCGCTGATGTCACTCGACGGCCGCACCGTCGTTTCCGACGAGGACTGGCGGTTAGCCGGCTACGTCATGGACGTATCCAACTACACCCGCGAACGCTGCCAGCGCGCCCTGGCCGAGCAGTCCCGCAGCACCAACGCAGCCCGCGCCCTGGCCACCGCCGAACGCGAGGAGATCGTCTCCGACCGCAAGGCTCAGCGCGCGCGAGACACCATCTTGCGCAAGGTCGACACCCGCGGCCAGCTAACTAAGAACCAGCTTCGTATGGCGATGAAAGCCGACATCCGCGACTACCTCGACGCCGCGATCTCCGATCTCCTCGACCGGAACGAAATCACTGTTTCCCCAGCAACCCTCGGCAACAAGAAAGTACATGTGTACCACCGGTACATAGACGAAACACAGGGCTTCACCAGCGGAAACGATGCATGTACCAAAAGTACACATGTACCCCGATCGGAACAGGCGACCACGGCACCGCGACAGAGGCGGAGGCAGCGCACACGCGGGAAGTACCGCGATCCCCAGCAAACAGGAGAACGGACGGCATGACCATCAAAATCCTGCGCGTCATCGGACGCCGCGCCCACGACCCTGTAGTCGTCGCCGTGGTCGATGACTACCTCGTCAAGTGGTCACCCCGAGACGACTGGACATGCACCTGCGACGAGGCCACCTTCCCCGACTGCCCACACATCCCCGCCGTCGAGAACCTCCTCGACTCCCGAGTCACCGGAGACAGACCATGACCAACGAGCCAGTCATCACCGTCGCCGATGCCCGCCGCGCAGCTCTGCTCATATGCCACTACTCGCAGGGAAGCGCCGAAGGATGCAACGCGGTCCTCAAAGACGCCGCCGATGCAAACCGCGTCACCAACTTCATCCTCGCGATCTGCGACGTCTACGCCGCCATCGTCCCGCTCCTGCACTCCGAGTTGGGCGTGACCGCAATCCAGGGCTGCATCGCCAAAATGGCTATGCGGGAGGACGCACAGTGACTCTGCGCCCATGCCTCGTTTGCGGCGAGCCAGCGTCTCGCTCCCGCTGTGATGACCACCGCCCCAAAAACACCAAAGCCAGCGCCACCGCCCGCGGCTACGACCGCACCTGGCGCAAACTCTCCGAACGCGCACGACGCCTCGCACCATTCTGCGAAGACTGCGGAGCCATCGAGGATCTCCAGACCGACCACTCACCAGAAGCGTGGCGGCGCAAGGCCGAAGGTAAGCCAATCCGCCTCCGGGACGTCAGCGTCGTCTGCGGCACCTGCAACCGCCGCCGAGGCGCAGCCAGACCCACGGGGGACACCCCATCCGCAACGAAACAGCGACCCACCGGTAAGGCAAAGTTTGAGTCTCACACCGCGAGGTTGGCGTGAGGTGCGCGTCAGGCTTGGTCGTCGTACTCGCTATAGCTATGTCCCATCCGGTAGGGGCTCCAGCCGAATCTCTTGGGGTTCACGACGAATGCATGCCAGTACTGGGAACTGAATCTGATTTCTTCCTCGCCAGCTACGACGGTGAGGACGCCAGTCTCACTGAGGTCGTAGAAGTCCACCTGGTCGTAGTCGTAGAAGTCATCATTGGTCTTTATTTGGATCCTCGTGAAGTGCACCTTTGGAGTCTGGCATGAAGGCCGGACCCAAGGGTCAGATCAAGGCCGTACCGCTGGACCTGTCCGAGTATCCGGCGGCTCGGGCGAAGCGCCGCGAGAAGTTCGTCGGGGAGTTCCTGATCACCCCGCGTGGGCATGGCGCGGGTAAGCCGTTTCGGCTGCGCCCGTTTCAACGCCAGATCATCCGCGGGGCGTTCGCTCCGAGCATCCGCACCGCGGTCGTGAGCATCCCTCGGGCCAACGGCAAGACCATGATGGCCGCCGCGCTCGGGCTGGCGGAGATGTTCGTCGGCGCACCCTCCGCGGAGGTGCTCGTCGTCGCTTCCGATCAGCGGCAGGCGAATATCACGTTGCGGTACGCCAAGCGCATGGTGGAGCTGAACCCTGATCTGGCCGAGCGGGTGCAGGTGTACGCCGACCGGCTCTATCTGCCCGAGAATGACAGCCTGTTGCTGCCGCTGCCCGCCGAGCCGGGTGCCCTGCACGGCCATGACCCGAGCCTGCTGGTCGTCGACGAGCTGCACGTCGTCACCGAGGCGGTCTGGGAGGCCGTCACCAGCGTGACGGGGAAGCGCCCGGAATCGTTGACGTTGGCGATCTCGACGCCGGCCGCCTCACCGGATTCTGTGATGTGGCGGTTGGTAGAGCACGGCCGTGCCGGGATCGACCCGTCGTTCTTCTTCGCCGAGTTCTCCGCACCGGAGGGCTGTTCGGCTGATGACCGGGCCGCGTGGCGTACCGCGAATCCGGCGTTGGCGTGCCGGGAGCCGTTCTTGTCTGAGGACGGGATCGCCGCGGCCCGTATGACGATCCGCGAGCCGGTGTTTCGTCAGCTTCGCCTCGGCCAGTGGGTAACCGGAGTCGAATCGTGGCTGCCGTGGGGAGCGTGGGATACCTGCCGCGTCGAGCGTGCCGTGCGTCCTCGCGAGCGTGCCGTGTTGGCGTTCGACGGCTCGGCGTCGGGGGATTCAACCGCGCTGATCGGCTGCACCCTGGACGGGCATGTGTGGGTCGAGGGACTCTGGGAGAACCCCGGAGATCCGCGCTGGCGTGTCCCTCGCGAGGACGTCGATCGGGCTGTCGACGTCGCGTTCACCAAATACGAGGTGGCCGAGTTGGCGTGCGATCCATGGGGCTGGCGCTCGGAGATCGAGGCGTGGGCGCGCCGGTATGGGGAGCGCCGGGTGATCGAGTGGAACACCGCGCACGCGCAACGCATGGCCCCGGCCACCGATCGGCTGTATCAGGCGGTGGCGACTAGAGCCGTGACTCATGACGGGGATCTGCGCCTGGCCGCCCACATCGCGCACTGTGCCGCGAAGTCGACGCCGATGGGCGATCTCGTCAGTAAGGACAAGCGAGGATCGCCGCGCAAGATCGACGCCGCGGTGGCCGCAATCGTCGCCTATGACCGTGCCGCCTGGCACCAATCCCGAAACCGTAGAAGAGTGAGGAGCTTTGCATCATGACCCAACAAGAACTTCTGCTGACGCTGCTGCAGCGGCTCGACGAGCCGGTGGCCCGTTACAGCCAGCTCGACCAGTATTACGGCGGACGCCAACCTCTGGCGTTCTTGAGCCCCGAGGCGAAGATCGCGTTGGGTAACAGGTTCGGGCTGATGGCGTCCAACATTCCGCGACTGGCGGTGACCGCGATCGCCGAGCGGCTACGAATCACCGGGTTTAGCGGTGACGAGGAGTTGTGGGCCGATTGGATCCGCAATGACCTCGACCAGCTCTCGGGTGTGGCGCATCGCGAAGCTCTGCTGCTGGGCGACAGCTTCGTGATGGTGTGGGCCGACGTCTACGGCCGGCCGAAGGTGACGATTGAGTCGGCGAAGCAAGTTGCCGTGCAGACCGATCCGGGAACCCGCACGATCACGGCCGCGGTGAAGCGGTGGGAGACGAACACCACGACCGAGGCCGTCTTGTATCTGCCGGACACGATCACTCGGCTACGGGCCAACCAGACCGGCGCAACGACGCAGGGATTCTTCACCGTCGAGGAGATCGCCAATCCGCTCGGTGTGGTGCCGGTGGTGGCGATCCGCAACTCCGAGCGCATCCTCGACGACCGCGGGATCTCGGAGATCACCGATCTGATGCCGTTGGTCGACGCCTTAAACAAGAGCTTGGCCGACATGATGGTGACCTCGGAGTACGTCGGGCGGCCGCGGCGCTGGGCCACCGGAATCGAATTGAGCGAGGAGCCGGTCCTCGACGCCGAAGGCAACGACACCGGACAGACGATCGAGGTCAATCCGATCCCCGAAGGCGCGCGGGCGATGATCTCCGAATCCCATGAGGCGAAGTTTGGCCAACTCCAGGCCGCCGACCTCGCCGGCTACGAGGCCTCGGTGCGGGTGATCCTCGGGCAGATCATGGCCGTCTCCACGCTCCCGGCGCATTACGTCGGAGTGTTCACCGACAATCCCGCGTCCGCGGATGCGTTGCGGGCCGCCGAGGCGTCTCTGACCGCGAAGGCCGAGGCGCGTCAGGCCACGTTCGGCCGCTGCTGGGAGCAGGTCGGCAGGCTGATGATCGCCGTGCGGGATGGCCGCGACCCGAACATGATCGACGACATTCGGGTGCTGTGGGCCGACGCCGCGACGAGAAGCGTTGCCCAAGAAGCCGATGCGGTCGTCAAGCTGTATCAAGCTGGTCTGCTGCCCGCCTCGGCGGCGCTGACCAAGCTCGGCTATTCGGAGGATCAGATCGCCGAGATCCGCGCCGCCCGCCGCGGTGAAGCCCTCGACACCGCCGGACTTGATCTGCGGGCCCTGGCGTCATGACCTACCGGGATCAGATCGTCGGGCTGTCCGAGGAATCCGAGCGGCGCGTCCTGGCCGTGTACGCCATGTTCACCTCCGGGCAGATCAGCGCCGAGGAGACGGCGACGGCAATCGCGACGATCGTCGCCGCGCACAACTCCAAAGCTGCTGGCCTGGCCGATGTGTCGCTCGCGGCGACGATCATGCTCAACCTCGGGCGCCCAGTCGCCACCGCAGGTCTACTACCGCCCGATGGTGACGTCGATCGGCTCGGTAAGGCCGCGGCGACGGTGCTGAAGGTAGCCGATCGCTCCGAGGTGCCCGAGGCGATCGTTGGACGCCTGGCCCGCTCGGAACCGTTGGAGACCGCGGCCCGCGCCTACAGCGAGGGCATGGCCCGATCGCCGTCGGTGAAGGGTTGGGTGCGCAATCTGTCGGGTGGTGCGTGCCAACTGTGCCGCTGGTGGTGGCGTGAAGGCCGCGTGTGGCCCGCCGAGCACCCGATGCCCACACATAAGGGATGCGCCTGCACTCCGAAACCTGTTCTCGCCGAGAACATTCAAACGACCGGATACACGAGGAGGTTACGCAATGCCGGATGAAGTCGAAACACCGCAGGAGCCGATCGAGGAACCGATCGAGGGACCGGACACTGAGGAACCGAGCCCCGATCGAGACGAAGTTCCCGAGGAGCCCGAGACGTTCCCGCGCGATTACGTCGAGAAGCTGCGCCAGGAAAATGGCCGCTACCGGCAACGCGCACAGCGGGTCGACGACTACGCCCACCGGCTGCACACCGAACTCGTCCGCGCCACCGGCCGGTTGGCCGACCCCAGCGACCTCGCCTTCGACGAGGCGCACATCCACGACCCCGACGCACTCGTCGCCGCAATCGAAAAGCTGATAACTCGCAAACCACACCTAGCCACTCGGCAGCCGATAGGTGATATCGGGCAAGGCGCTTCCACGCCCTCTAGTACTACTGTCGATCTAGCCGCAATCCTTCGGAAACGAGCAACATAAGGGGGTTAACAGATGGAACTTGGCGACTCGCCCAACGATTCCGATGCGGACGACGACGAGCTGTTCGAAATGAGGTTTCGCGCAGAAAAGATCGCGGAACTTTCATTGAACCGACGGATCGCAGAACTGGCGCCTCACGCATCAGCTAGGGAGCTCGTGCAACTCTCCCATGTGTACGCAATCCTAAGCTACTCAGGGTGGGGCGTGCTTCCAGAAGGCGACTGGTCGCGTATCCCAGGATTTTCCGAAATCTATGAAAAAGAGGAGAGAGCGGGCGAAGCTAGTACGGGCGAATGGTTACCGCTCGACGACTACGGGGATAGCGACGAAAGTTGAAGCCAGGCAACGAGGCCGAATGGTCTAGAATCGAGTTGGTTCGAGTCCTGGTGGCTCAACCTTCGAAGCTTCATCGTCCTGACGACGTGGGCAGCACATCCACTTATCGTTAGGACAATCTCCGTGGCGAATACCGAAACCACAACTGCCAATCCTGAACTGCTCCAAGAGCAGGTAGCCAATCTTCTCGTCCAGCCGCTCGAGGCGGCCTCGGTCGTGCTGTCGAGCGGTGTGAGAATCTTCGACACCGCATCACCGTTGCGCATCCCGAAGCTGACTTCCGGTGCCACTGTGGGCTTCATCGGGGAGGGTGAGCTGATTCCCGAGGCCGACGTCGACTTCGGCGAAGTGAAACTGATGCCCTCGGACCGCAAGAGCATCAAGACGCTGATCCGCTTCACCAACGAGCTGCTGCGCCAGTCGGTGATCGGCCTCGACGCCACCCTGAAGGGACGCCTGGTCACCGACGTGTCCAACAAGCTTGACACCGCGTTGCTGACCGGAGACGGTGCCGACGACTCGATCACCGGGATCGTCAACCAGGCCGATGTGCAGACCGGCGTCCTCGACGTCACCGACGCCGATTCCCTGCTCGACGCGATCGCGTTGACATCGGCCGCCGAGGTCACCCCAAACCGGTGGTTCATCAACGGGCAAGACTTCATCGCGCTGCGCAAGCTAAAGGAGACGACCGATTCGGCGAAGTACCTGATCGAGTCCGACGTCACCGCTGGGCCGACCTACAGATTGTTCGGGGTCGAGGCCACCGTCACGAACAAGCTGCCGGAGGGTACGGCGGTGCTGGCCGACACCAGCCAGATCGCGATCGCCCGCGATCTCGCGCCCAGCGTGACCCTGCTCGCCGAGCGGTACGCGGAGTACGACGAACAGGCGATTCGGGTGGTGACACGCTATGACCTCGGTTTGCTGCACCCTGAAGGCGTCATCGTCTTGACCGCGGCTGGCAGCTAGTGGTCGACGCCGAACAGGTGTTGCTGTTCCTCGGCCGACCCGACGACACCTCCGTCGAAGGGTCGGCCGAGCAAGCGATCCCCGTCATCACGACGATGGTCAAGGCGTACACCCGAGGCAACGGATTCGACGTCCTCGGCGAACCCAACGAGGAGCTGGAAGCCGTCATCGTCACCGCGACAGCGCGGCTGGTCACGAACCCCGGACAGTTGGCGCACGACCAGGCCGCGGGCCCGTTCACTCAGTCGCTGCGCGGCGGCTTCACCGGCTGGACCCTGGCCGAGCTGGCGGTGCTGAACCGGTACCGGCGGCGGGTGGCCTGATGCTGCCCCTGGCGCAAGAGGTCCGGGTCCACACCTACTCAAAGGGTCCGCTCGACGCCTATGGCACCGCCGAAGCCGTCTACACCCCGCCCCTCGATCAGCCCGGAGCACCGCAGCGGGTCTACGGGTGGCAGGTGCCCGAAAGCACCGAGCGACGAGCCTTGGGCGGGCACGCTGAGATGGTCATCACCGACGTAGACCTATACGCGCCGCCCGACTTCCAGATCGCACCGACCGATGTGGTCGACCTCCCCGGCGCGGGCCAGTTCCACGTCATCGGCCACCCGATCGACTACACCCACGGCCCGTTCGTGGCGCAGCCCGGAGTGGTGGTGCGATTACGCAAGGTGGAGGGCTAG